GTTGAGGTACACACCCTTACCAAGCTCCAAACGATTTCGGAACGGTGCGAACTCTTGAGCAAACACAAAGTTTGCAGAGTCAACTGAAAATTCATATGTAGGTGTAGCCAAGTCTGCCAAAACATCCAGCGCATAGTCGTACAGCTCCAACTGCACAGAGTATTTCTGATAATCGCTAACGTTTGCAGTCAGGTACATAGAGCCAGAATAGCAGCGGAATGAAACTCTGCTACCTTCTCGTGTGGTCACACCGTCAACCGTCACGTTTCGGATATCAGATGAAAAAGATGACAACGAACCGACAAGCGTAATTGTGCCGCTTGAAGCCTTCGTAGTATTGACAGTGATTGAACCCGCGTACAGACTCAGCACATACTGGTTGTCTGAACCAACCTCCAGTGTGCCACGGATAACATCACCAGTGATATTGTGGCTTCCACTGAAGGCAAAGTTGCCACCAGAAAGTACATACATTTTCTTTTGGAACTCGCTGGTCAAATCAACCTCAGAAACAGAAGAACCATTTATAGAAATGGTCTCGTTCACCAGTGAATAGGAACTGCCAGATACGGTCGTATCAACGCTCGTGGCAACAAAAGTGTCTTCGGTAATATCCTGTTCAATGATGTACTTGCGCAAAACTGCGTACTCTTCATCTGTGAAAAATTTGCTGATAGACAGCTCATTAACCACAGCCTGAATCTGCTCTGTATAGGACTTAGCGTTCGCCTCAAGCGCAGAAACCTCATCTTCCTTTGCGGCAATCTCTGCCTTCTTTGCGGCAATCTTCTGATTGATTTCATCAAGCAGCTTCTGTTGGTTTGCCTTGCCGGTTGATGTGGTTTCCATTGCAAGTGCCTGAATCGTCACACTTTGCTGTGCAGTGAGCGTATCCAGCTCGCCTTTCAAATCTGCGAGGGCGGCTTGTGTTGCAAGCAATGTGGAAGAAGCAGATGCCTGTAACGCGACCAAACCTTTGTAGTATGTTTGACGGTTGAGAACGGTACGTTGCCATGTCTCCCATTTTGCAGCAAGGGCATCAGGGAGGTCACCGTTCGCAATGAAATAACTAAGGTCGTAAATCCAGTTGGAGCCGATGGGGTTAACTTCGCGGATATCTACATCGTCACTGCCATATGGTCTGATTGCAGTAACCAGCTCATCGGTCACTTCTTCGATATCGAGGCTCTCAACCAGATTATCAAAGTCCAGATAAATGGGGAGCGTCTCTAACTCGATATCGGCATCATAGACATTGATACTGCGCTCGTAAGGGTCAAACACGAATACACAGCGGAACTTGTCTTGGCAGTCGCCGTACAGGAAGGACATGAGGTAGTCGTCATACCCATCGAATGTGCGATAGCGCTGGGCAACAGACGGGGCAACATAGCCCATATGCCAACCGTCGGCAACCTCAAGGACTCTACCGATGATAGTATCAGGGTCGTTGTGGTTTGTCTGATTGAAGAACTTGAATGTACTACCGTCATCGCCGTCTTCAAGGAAGAATTTCTTTGTGTCGAGAACTTTTTCCAAAGAGTAGCACTGAACGTGTTTCACATCAGAAATACCGTCAGCACTTGTCGTCGGGTTCATAACAACGTAGATACCATAGTGTTCGGTGTAGATGACCTTATATCCAACAAGCTCGTCGTAAATCCAGTTCTTCGCGCCATCAAGGATAGCAGGGACATCGAATGTCATTTCGCTTGGTTCTGCAAACTTGATGGACAGCTTTAGATTATAGACACCGGGGATAACTCCAATGGTCTCCTCATGCATCGTCTTCAGGACGAGCGTAGGCGTTTCGGGCGTACCGTTTTTATCAAACGCCAATTTGGAATAATCAAGATACAATCCGCAACACCTCCTTATCCTGCAACATTGTATAAGAACCTGCCAGAGATAGTCAGCACACCATCACCAGTTACTTTGATATTATTGTCTCCGTGAACCAAACGGAAAAAGTTGAGATTGAATCCATCGTATAAGTTGTAACCGCTTGAGAGCTCTTGAATGATACCGTTGCTGTTATTGACAAAAACGGATGCACCGCTTGGAATACCAGTCAACTTGAACTCTCGATTGTCATCGTCCAGATTTACAAGAGATAGAGCACTTGTACTGGATGCGGGTGCGAACGAAATCTCAGGCTTGAGATACTCACGCACTGAACTTTCATTGCGGAACAGAATGGTGGTCTCGCCAGAAATCGTGTACTGCTTTTCAAACGGGTAGCTATACGCATAGGGACAATCGCATTGAATGGTCGCCTGAAATGCGACGGGTAACCATCCATGTGAGATAGGGGTCAACTCAGTGACCATGCAGCGAAATTGAAGTTGCTCCATGTCCTGTTGCCCGATAGAAAGCCACTTGTACTCTTTACGTCCAGTCAACCAGTAGGCGATGTCTTCAAGCTCGTACCGGTCGAGTTCACGCTCTGCACCGAAAACCAACTTGAATTCAAGTGGCTTGCTGTGGTAATTCGTCCCAAAGTAAATCGGCTGAATCCGATTGTTTGTTCTCGTTTCGACGATGGATGCTTTGTTGCCAAAACTCACATCGCTTTGACCTCTGCCACCAATGTCATAGACCATAAGCCCATACATTGCAGAGGACTCTCCGTCAAAAGTAAACTCATAACAGTTAAACATGGTTTACCGCATCCATCTCCTTTCATAAAATATCAGTGGGAGGGAGACAGAAGCTCCCTCCACACCGTTAACGTTTGATATTCAGTTGTTTGATGACATCATTGGTGAACTGTCGATTGATTTCACGATGCTTCTCAACCGTTTCCTCGTTCGCTCCATAGATGATAACATCGCCAAAAGACACGCTGGGCGCCTGTGTGTTATTGATTGGAGCGAAAGCAGAAGCAGCCTTCGTAACATCACCTTGCATCTGACCGAACATACGGCTCATGTCCGTAAGGGTGAGCAACTTGCTGAGCTTGTCCGACAGTGCTGTGGTGAAATCAATAATGCGATAGAGACCGGCTTCTTTCTTAGCATCGAGAACTGCCTCGCCCTTTTCGAGGACGGCAAGAATCTCATTTTGTTTTAGAGTCGGCTGGTCACCTGCGATACCACCGGTGTGGTAAATGTACTTACGATACTTCTCGTACAGAAGTGCACCGCCATCCACATACCACGTTCCGTTTTGACGGTAAGCATTTACGCCATACTGACCGAGCATCGCGCCGAGGGTCAGATTGCGCTTGTCAAGCCGCGCCTTCTCTTCCTTACTGGCAGTATGGTGGGCTTGGCTATTCGCATACATTTCCTTGATAATGGCATGAATCATTTCCTCGTTAGAAGAGCTGTTGTCGTATGTCGTTTCCCCAACAACATAATTCGCGCCAGAACCATTCGCGGCATCGATGTCAGCACCAATGCTATTCAGTGCGTTGACATAGCTTCCGTATCTCTGTGCGGCAGCTAAAGCGTTTTCCCAAGCTGTCGTGATAGTGCTGCTCAGTTCATCACCGTACTGGTAGTTCCAAGCAATCAACTCATCATAGAGCGAGTTCCAGTTGGACTGGATATAAGCGATAGCCATGTCATACAGCTTCTGATAAGAAGAGATACTGTCCTCAAGCACTTTGATTTCTGCATCTTTCTGCTCTTCATACGCTTTCTGCATATCATCAAGCGCATCTTTCTGAGCACCTACCGCATAGTCTGCCTGAGTATCAGCAAGTTCTTTCTGAAGTTGAGCCATTTCCTCTTCGAGTTTTGCCTTTTGTGCCTGTGCATCACGGCTGTCATCCAAGGAAAGGGCATTGATGCGAGCTTGCAGTTTAGCGAGCTCTTTGACCTTCTCAGCTACCTTGTCCTGATAATCTGCTTCTGATTTCGCAGCCTCAAGAGCCTCTTTGCGCAAGGAAATAATGTCAGCATAGGCATCTTTCATATCCTCAAGCGCATCGATTTGGTCGTTGATACGTTGCTTGAGCATATCCATAACGTACTTCAGGATGTCATCGAGACCGTCCTTCATGTCGTTCAATTCCTCTGCCGTCTTACCAGCAGTTTGACCGATACCGCTAACAGCACTATCAGCCAAAGAACGAATGGCATTGATGTTATGGAGCGCAGCTTGATACTGGTCATCGTCCAATCCAAGCAAGGCAAGGTTGGCATACACCAATCCCCAAGTGGCGTTTGTAGCCTCTGTAGTAGCATACAGAAGGTTGTTCAGGTCTTCAATAGAGTTTTCCTGCAACGCAAGGCGAAGGCGCTCAACGTAGGTCATAGCCTGATTGAGAGCAAGCTCCTGTGTTTTCGCGGCAAGAACTTTATTGATGTTCTCTTCGTTGATAACCAGCAACCCATTTTCATCCATGAGGTATTGCATATACTGCGCACCCAGTTCGATGATGGACTGCAAAGTATCAATCGTGATATATCCGTTCGCGGCATATTCATCGGCTGCATTATGGAGCGTCTCATACACATTTTGATATGCATCGACAACATCGCTCGCAGCAGTAACAATCTGCTTTAAGTAATCAATAATAGACTGCTTTGCAGATTTGATGTCAGCCTTTAACGTGCGAAGAGAGGAAGCCCCCTCTTGATTTGAGTCATTGAGAGACTCCATCGTATCGATGAGCTCTTCAGTTTTCTTTCTGAGTTCGTTAGTCTCTTCCTGAGTAGCACCATAAAGCTCGTTAAGGTGCTCCATGTTATGAACCATGAACTCGTTTGTCGTAGCGTCATAGCTTACAGTGAATCCAAGAGCTTCGAGTTCTGCCTTACCATTGGCAATGGTTTCACTACGAAGGTTGTTCAGATTTTCAAGTGCATCCGCTTCATCATTGTAAACATTGATAAGCTGCTTGGTGAGCGCAATCTTTTCTTCTTCCGTATCAGCATACTCAATTTGAGACTGCAACTTGGCAAGGCGCTGCTGGATAGATTCCAGCCGCTTCATTGCTTCGTAATACTCATCAATGTCAGCAAGATATTCTTCAACCTCTTTGCTGGAACCGCCGCTACCACCATTGCTGCCAGAACTACTTTCGAAGCTCTTGAGCGGGGCATTTTTCAACGCTTGGAGCGCAGCAATCTGACCGTCGATTTGAGCAATCGCTTTTTCGTAGGACGAGATATCCAATTCAAGCTGTGACACATAGTCATCAAGACTAACCGCCGTAGCTTCATAGTTGTAATCTGTCCCCTTGAAATCACCTTTGTACAAATCAAGGCTGAGACCACCAGTCTGGGTTCCATCTGCGCCACCGAAAATATTGGAACTACTGCCAGCAACTTCGCCGCTTCCCATAGCAGCAATCGCCTGAGCGGTTTCGTGTGCCTGTGCAGCAATCTCGGAAATGCTATTGCAGGAATTGTTGGCGTTAACGAAAATAGAGTGCGCCATGTTATATGCTGCTTTGGCAGCATTGTCATCCATGTTCTCAAAGCACTCTTTTGCAACGCGGGCAAACTCTTCTTCATTGTCTGCCATAGCTGCAGCAGCGAGAGCATACGCCTTTGACTCTTCAACGCCCATTTCAATAAGCGCCGCCGTCAATGCATTACCCGTATTGATTCGATACTCAGCTACCTCTTTGGAAATCTGCCCTTCGCCATCACCAACGTTTTTCGCAAGTTCAAGCTGCGCTTGGGCACTTTCCATTTTAGCAGTCAAAACAGCCTTATCTGCTTCAAGCTGCGCAATCTGACTATCAATCTGGGCATCCAGTTCAGCCTTCTTACCTGCGATGAACGAGTTAACAACATCCGCATTTAGCGTGAGCTGCCCATCGGCTGCAACGGTAGCATTGTTCAGAATCTCAGGATATACAGACGCAAACTCAAGCGCTTTGTCCAGAGACATCGTGAAGCCGTCAGCGACCTGATTCTGCAAATTAGCAAGAGTTTGGAAAGAATCGGAAACAGAGTTGATTGTATTTGAAATCCGAGAGAAGTTGTTCAGCGCACTTGTGTAAGCATCAAGGTCACCCGTGATGCTGCCGTACAAACTGCTATAAATTGCAAGCTTCCCTTGGTTCTCGGCAATCTTCAGATTGTTCTCTTCGATTACACGATTGTTCTCTTCAATTTCTGCCCGATACTCACGGGCGGCATTTAACCGCTCTGTACCGGCACCACCATCGCTGCCGTACTGAGCATAGTAGTCTTCGCCGCTCTTTGCCTGTTCATCAAGAAGTCGATTCTTTTCTTCGAGAGCAGCATTTTGCTCTTTGAGAGATTCAGTCTCCTTCTCGATTTCAGCCATCTGCTCTTGCATCTTGGCATTAGCGTTTTCTATCCATGCCTCAGTGTTAAGCTTAATGACGCCGTTCTCCTCATACAGATAGCTGAGGTAATCGTCATTGGCAGAAGCGAGTGCTTCGATAGTATCAGTTGACAAACCGGCGCCAGTAGCCATATCCGCTTGAGCAGCATCTAATGCGTCATAAGCGGCTTTTAACGTTGAAACTGTATCGGTTAATTTTTCGAGCTTCGCTGTGTATGGGGTAAACGGGTCTCCCGATGTAGCAGACTCTGCCGCCTGCGCTAAGAGGTCAGAATACCCACTATCCGCAAGCCAACCGTTGATAAGGTCGGACAGCGAATCGTTACCGTTGTCAAAGTTGAACATATCACCAATAGTCTGATTAAGATATGTTCTGAACTTTTCAAGCTCCTCAACTGTCGTCGGGATGCCGTTCTGTAAAACATAGTTTGCCGATGTCTCATCATAGATAGACTGAACATATGTCTCAACAGAGTCTTTGAGCATACCAGTCTTTTCGATTACCGCATCATAAATGTCATTGCTCGTTAAGTCTTGACGAAGCAGTTCGTTTTTGAGGTCAAGCAGCGTATAATAGTAGTCAACAACGGCGTCCATATTAGAATGGTCAACGTTCCAATCAATCGGTTCTAACACCAACTCTGTTGCAGCTAAACCATGACCAACAGACGAAGTCTTTTCACGCAAATAGTCACTGGCAATCTTCTGCGCAGCCTCTTTCGCTTTTACATACTCCTCATCAGTCCACGCATCTTGGATGTTATAGGAGATTTGGGAGCCGCTCCACCCAGACCATGTTTCGTCTTGGAGCTTCTTCTCTGCAGCGACGCGCTTTTCTTTCGCCGCAAGCTGAGCCTCTTCAAGTTCTTTTTTGATGGCACCATCCAAGGCTTCGGTGTAATCCTTTGTACCCTGCGTTACACCTTCCAATGCAGTTGCTTTATCACCAAGAGCACTGGTAACATTATCGATAGCTGTTTTGAAAGATGCTTCTTCGCTCTCTGTAAGGTCTGTGCGATTCGCATACTTTTCATATTCGATATATGCCGCCTTAACTGCATCTGCGTTTTCAATGGTTGCCTCGGTGCTCGCAATTGTGGATGCTGCTTCCTCAATCCGTTTTGTACGAGCATTCTCGATTGCGTCCTTGATTAAGAGGATGGCACCAATTGCAGCAGTAATACCTGCAACAGCAATCTGGGCGGTAGAAGCAGAAATACCAAGCGTCTTGAGTGCAACAGACAACTTTGATGTGCCCGGTACAGCAAGCGCAGTTTGGCTATTCATAGCCTTGATTACCGTGGGTAACTGCTTAAATCCAGCAACAAATGTGGAGACAGCGCTGGTAACCTTTGCAATAGCCCCCGGAAGTGTTGTCACGAGGAATGTCTTTATTGCGTCTGCCTTAATGGTTGCAAGGATACCGACTGTGACATACAAGACGGTATTCAAACCGCCAACCTTGTCGATGACCTTCGCAAGAGCATTAAGCACATTCAATAGCCCAGTGCCAAATTCAATGACCTGCTTTACAAAGTCAGAGTCAATGAAGTTCATGGACAGCTCTTCAAATGTTGCCTTGAACTCGGCAATCTTACCGTTGATGCTGTCGAGATACTTTTCGTTTTCTTTCAGTGCAGAACCAGCAGAATTTGCTGCTGTTTTAACGACATCCTCGGCAACGTTAAAGTTCTCAAGCATTGATGAAACAACGTTAGCATTGCGCTTGCCGCCAATCTGCTCCAAAATATTCGCCTGTGTGATATCGGTAAGCTCACCCCAGACATCTGCCAGCTCTTTCATAATCTGATAGGTAGATTTGAAAGTGTTCTCGTCAATCTGGATATCAACCTTACCATTTGTGAGCGCCAGAAGTTCCTCACGGAGCTCTGATACGCTATTCGCCATACCCTCCGTACTTTCTCCGGCTTCTTCCGCCTCGGTCTTTGCCGCACGGAGATACATGGAGACTGTCTTCATTGTCGTACCGACAACGTCAGCGTCTTGAACAACGCTGTTCGCAGCAGTAATAAGAGCGATACTCTCGTCCAGAGTGTTATTGCCAGCAGCAAGCGCAGAGGCTGAACGCCGCAACGCTTCGCCAACGCCCTCTGAGGAAATGGCAAAATTGTTACCGACCTCGTTGAACTTATCAACAATGGTCATTGCATTTTCGGCTTCAATGCCAAATGCCTTCATCGTTGAAATGATACTCTCAGACGCTTGGCTTACATCCTCGATACCATCACCAACGTTTTTATATACCAAAGCCGCATCAGCCAACTGCGCGGCTTCGTCCAGTGTATATCCAAGACGGGCGAAGTCAGCAGACGCGGTAACTGTATCCGCAATCGTTGCACCAAGCTTTTTGGCACGAACAGATGCATCATCAAGATACTTGGCGTAAACTGTACTCGTTTCATCTGTGACCTTCTTCAGCTCAGTCATTGCCGTATCGATATCGATAACAGCAGTAACCATCTTCTTTAGTGAAGAATAAAGCTTCATAACAATCTGAGAAACAGTAAGCCACGACGTAAACTTAGCTGCAAGACCACCAACACGCTCACTCAGCGTTTTAGTATTTTCACCAGCCGCCTTGATGTTCTCAGAGGCATTTTTGATATTCTTACTTGATGTGCCAAATCTGCTATCAAAATCATTAACAGCATGACCAGTGCTGAGTAGTTCTGATTTTAGTTTTTCGAGATTCGCTACCTCATCTTCAAGTTCCAAATATGAATTGCTGCTCTTGCCTGTTTTTGCGGAAGTCCAGCTTTCGATGCTTTTCTTCGCAGAAATCAGTGCAGCATTTACTTTATTGAGCTGAACATTATATAGCGCTTCCTCACGAGCAGCGGCTTGAGTAGCTTGTTCGCTTTCACGCGCTGCTTGAGCTTTAGTCTGTGCTGCTTCTGCAGTTGCCTCGCGCTCCTCTTTAATGCGTTGAATATTATCGAGAATAGCAGCAGCTTCGTTCTCAAGTGCTTCTCTGCGCTCGTTGCTACCATCAACGCCCTGAAGACGAAGTGTCTCAAACTCAACCTGCCATTCCTTGTATCGTTCAAGCAATGCAGTTACTTGGGCGGTTTCTTCTGCAGTTGCACCCTTACTCAAAGAGCCAAGACCTGAGTCGATATTCTTGGACTGCTTTTTCATAGCAGCAATCTGGACATTGAACTCTGCCATCTTTCTGGCAGCTTCGTCTGTCACCGTTGCTGTTTCTTTCAGCTTGCTCTTAACCTCTCCGATACCTTCTGCGGTCAGCGTAATGCTTGTCCCTTTATCAAGGTTGAGAGTATTGATGACGGTGTTTAGCTGGCGTCTAAAATCAGCAATGGCACCGGCACCGATGTTAATCTTTGACAAGTTGACATAGAATTTGCCGTTCTTACTAATTGCATCAAGCTGCTTACGGATTTGCTCACCAAATGATTTGCTATCCAGTTTGGCTTCGAGCTTGATTTTACCCATGATTTCATTGAGCTCTTTGCGAATAAGCGCTTCGCTATCTCCGTCAGCGCCGCCACGGGCAACACCAATTAGTAACCGTACATCTGCATCCATTGCCATCATTCATCACCGTCCTTTATGAAGAAAAGGCTTGGCACAAAGCCAAGCCTTTCAAAAATTATTGTTCGTATATGTCTGCTGCAATTACAGCAGTGATGTTGTACTCGGAACCATAGTTTCCGTTAAAGTCATTGATTGCCTGTTGAATGAATTTCAGGGCATCGCGCTCTTTCTTGCTACGCACCCATGCATAATCATCATTGTATAATGAACGCCCAACTGCTTCACCAGATGGGGAGTGGTTATCCCACCAACCATATACATAGTTTTGCGCATGGTATCCGTTATTAAAAAGGGCGACGATATTATCAATACCGCTATACCCCAAATCATTCTCGAGGGAATCACGATGTAAATCACCCTCAAAGTACAAAGGGATTTCAAACCCGTCTCCAGTTTGGATAATCCCACTGCTGCTCATTCCGTCAATATGCTTCATAACCGAATCCGGTAGGTCGTAGCTCTTTGCCGTCATTTGAAGAACTTGGATAAACTTTGCAGCAGCTTCATATATGCGTGTCTCGGGGATAACCGAATCGCCTGCGGCAGTTTCCTTAACACCGTTCCGATTGTATTCTTCCAGCTTGCTTTGGAGGCGAGCTTGCCCTTGTGGAGATTTAATCCATGCGTTTAGCTTGCTCGACAGACTCATCGGCATCACCCTTCAACATTTGGTTTGTATATGCCTCGACAAGACGCTCTTCGCTGAATTGACCATCTGCCATAGCGGATGTCAGCTTCGAGATATCGTCTGGCGTAATATTGGCGAACATAGCCTCGGTCTTCTTCTGCAGCTCGGTAAACGCAGAGACGACCTCATTCATCTGACGCTCAATAGCGGCGATATTGCTCTCGCAAAGATAGCTAATCTTTTCAGAGATGGATTCTAAAATATCGTCAAGCTGTTTCTGGTTGACGTGCCGAATCACAACATCGACAGCGTCTGTGTTATAGAGCAAGGCGTAGCGATGCTCCAAATTATCTGGGAGATTGAAGTTGGCGTAACGAGTCAGGATATTACTCTTTACAACAAACTCCTGCAGCTCCGGCATATAGCCACCAGTCGTATGGAAGCAGCTCGACACCACGTCATCAACGAATGCCAGCATCTCCGAGAAAGAGAGCGTGTGCTTGATTTTGACCTCGTTACCAAACCACTGTTCTGTTGCAATATCCACTGCTTGTTCTTTGAGCACCTTGTCCAAAGATGCGATTGAAATTTTCTTTTCCGACTTAGCCATTATCGGGTTCCTCCTTTTTGTTCTTGCTGCGCTTTGCTTCTTTGCGCAATTCTTTTACCACTTCGTACTCAAGCCAACCGCCCCACTTTTGAACATAAGTAATCCACTTATAGTCAATGTCTGGGTATATGTACCAAAACAGTTTTCGTTTTAGCTTTGCCACACTATCAGGGCACCCCTTCGTGTCTACTACTTCAATGTGCCCATCGGCATATTCCATATAAAAATCAGCAACATAAATGATTGGCAAGATGGTCTTGCCATTGTGAGTGTACTTCGGTTGCAGCTCATATTTTTTCTGTAACTCAAAATAAGTTACTTCGCCGCTTTCCACTGCGGGACAAAGTACATCCCTGTAGTATTTCATTTCAAGCTGGCTGTCGAATACGATATTGTTGTAAGTTCGTTTTTCTTTATCTTTATCTACGTTAAACTTGCTCCGCTCCATAGCGCCTCCTAACAGAGAAAGGGAGGGCAGATTACTCTACCCTCCCATTTTGCTTATTCGATTTCAGCAGGCGCCTCATCCGGCAGAATCTCTTCTGCGACCTGAAGCTCAGAAACAACAGGTTCGGCAACAACAGGCTTTTTATGCTTGTTCTTCTTCCGCGCATCAACAATGCCTCTGGATTCATTTATCTGCTGGAGATAAATACTTCCACACTCGGGAGAACACGCTACCTCTTGCCACCGGAACACGCCTGCGGCTCTATTTGCGCTGCGGCAGGCTTCATACTCCTTGCCACAAACGCGACATCTCTTGACCGCAGTTGCCATGTTTACCACCTACTTTCTTTAGGCAACATCCTCAGCGTTGGAACCAAAGATGGTGTAAGTCCACAGAGCGCCGCTGGTGCCGCAAGCACCGGACAGAGATTCAGCCTCAAACGCATGGACAGTCTGGTTGTCGCCCATCTCGAAGCTGAACTCGCCATTGAAGTCAGCCTTGGGGATGTAGAACTGGATGCGGTACACATTCGCACACTTATCCTCGGCAAAGGCATCAATGTACAAAGCGCACTTGCCAGAATAGTGGTCGCTCAGGTTTTCCAGAACGTCAGCCTGAATCTGGCGCATATAGTACACGACAATCTCTGTGTTGTCTGCGATTTCTCCATCATTAAAGGCAAGTGCCTTCGTCTGAGGATTGTAGGTGAAAACACCTTCAGCAACTTCTGCGCCCTGAGTCAAAGTCTTACCGAGGGTACCATCGCTGTGCTTGACATAAACAGACTCGACTTCATTTCCGGTCGTACCAACGGCTTTGTAAGCAGTAGACGCAGCATTGCCGCTAACGGTGAGATAATCGTGCCACTTAACCGTGGTCTTCTTGTTCTCAAACTCGCTGCCAACCTGCATTTCGAGCAGACCGCCAGAAACCAGACCATTGGTACCGCTAATGGTAACAGCCTTATTCTTCTTCAGAGAGTTCAGCTTGCGACCCTGCTTGCCGGTGATGTCGGTCTTTTCCTGAGTCTGAGCGATAGTTGCATTCTGCAGCTCGTCCAGAGTGAACTTGAATGCACCAGTCACGATGTCAAATGCATTGATAGTCTCAAGGCTGGTGATGGTGATATCATTGATATTCATTTAGACATTCCTCCTATTTGTGAGTTAGCCAATTCAAATCATCTTGGCTTAGGTCTTTCGCGCTGACCGTGCCAGCATAGATGCCGTGCATCTTGTTGTCATAGTCAATTTTCTTGATTACTTGGCGCACGCTCTCATTGAACTGATAGATAGAGAGTTCTCGTGTCCCCTCAAATCCATAGTGGTACTGCTCTGTGTTAACAAGGGCGACAATCAACTCTTCAAGCTGAGAGTCGGTTGTTCGCATACCCCTACGACGCAGCTTCTTTCGCATACGCTCAATCATATATTCTCTCGCTTCGCCGTTTGCTGGCTTGCGATTGTCCTTTTCAAGGTGGTGGATTTTCCTAAGAGCCCCGGCAATTTGTCCATGCAGAGCACGGTCGATTCGTACACCGGTTGCCTTGTTGACCAGAATCACATTTCCGTTTTGCGGATTGATTGCAGGCTGGAATGGCTTTAGGTCAAAGTCTCCGAAAATTAGTGAGGTGTCCTGTTCTTTTAAGGAGTTAAACAAGAGGAGAAAGAGCTCCCACTCGTTAATGGTCGTAAAATCAATCCCGATATCATCAAGCTGCACCATCATATCTATGGGCATAGCGGTAAGCATTGACACCATGCTGTAGTAGCTATCCTCGTTTTCCAATACTTCGCCAACAGTCGGAATCATAACCCGAATATAGTCATTTATGGGGATGTCTTTTTGATACAGTAAATGACGTGTCGGCATTATCCATTTTTCCTATTGGATGGGACTGGCTTGCCGGTCGGTAATGTCCGATTGAAGTCTTTTGCTTGGAACGTGAGAACTTTCCCCTGATAATCTGTGATGGGAGCAAAACGCTTCACAGCGTATAAATCCAACTCACCGAGACCATAGTATCGACTGCCATTAACAGCCTTCGCAATCTCGGAACACAGCTTATCAGTACGAATCCCACCTCCGGTTTCTTTTGGTAATCTGAGCTTGCTCTTGTGGCTAAAGACCCAGATATATAAAACCGGAATGAGGAAAGTCTTATTTACAGACTTTTGGATGTCAACGTCGCAACAGATAAATGTCTGCCCGTGCTCAATGGTTTCTGGAATGTACTCATATGGGAATACCTGCTTATAAACGAGGTCTTGAACATCGCTGACTGGCTTGCAGTCATCAGCAAGGAGCCGCACAATTTCCTCGTTTGTCAAGAGGTCGTTCATCAATTGGTTCTTATAATCGAAAAATTCTTCCAGTTGCATCAGAACCACACCTTCTTTCCATCGGGTACATCTGGCGTATCGTCACCGGACGGAGTATCTGGCTCGTCCGGTTTCTCTTTCGGGAAATGGTCATAGTAGTTTGCAATATGAAGTTCGATGTTATCACTGTCTTCTGTATTGCACTCTGTAAGAACGAAGTTAAGGACACCCTCTCCGTTATAGCTTCCACCGAGCTTAAACGGTTTGGTGAGACGATAAGCAAGGACGTTCTTCGAATCATAGTCATCAATTAAAAAGCGATTGTTGCGATTTAACTGAATGGAATACTCGTCCTTAGCAAGTGTTAGTGAAATTCGTGAATCACCGCGCACAACAATAAAATCGTTGTCGCCGTATTCACCGGTCAGATATTTCGTGCCATCCTCAATGACACACCACCGTTCAACGACGGTGTCGTCTTCCGCAATCCAACGAAGCAGATAGTTGCACTGCTTCATCGTACCCTTCGTGTATAGTTCGTTATTGGCATCTTTCTCGGTAATCAGCCAGTGATTGCCCATCCATTCGACCAGACCGCCGTGCGGCAAATCTTCTCCGGGCATCGTACACAGTGTTTTCAGATTAAGGTTGTCGGAGTTAATGACAGCCATATTGCGTACAGTTCCGTTTACGGTCAATTGATGGTACGAAAGGCTTGCAGGGAGCTTCGCACTTAAAAACGCTCGCTCTCGCTGCAAAACAGAGTCGCGCTTTGTGATGCCGTGTGCATTGATTCTGGAACGGTATGTGTTCCAAGGGTTCATTTTGACACCTCCTGCGGCACGGCATATCGTGATTTCAATTTATTGCAAATTGAAATTGCACGGAACACCTCACGCTTTACCACCGAAACTTCGCAAGATGGATTATCGATGAGGTATTGCAGGATGGCAATCAAAGACAGGAACAAGGGGTCTTCGTGGATTGCCTCAATGAGCTCCTTACAACCAAGCAGCTCCGCCTGAAGACTTCTCATATAGGTATCCAATGAACTTTCTCCGCTTTCCTTGATAGGAAGAATCTTAAAGAAAAGATTGATGAGGGTGCGGAAATAATTATTCAAGACCATAGCGTCCATCGGCACGCCAACCGTGGTCTGAATCATCATAAGTGCAAGTCCGTTAAATCCCCGTGATTGTACGAATACTCCCTCATCATATTCGTAAAATCTTTTCGAGCGGCTGCATATGCGTTGCCGATACGCATGAGCAACTCTGCGGGAGAATAGGTGGTAAAGTCTTTCGTGTTCAGAACACTTTCCAGACTTTCCTGCTTGTATGTATAAGGTTTCATCCACTGAACAAGCATACCCTCAGAAACGATGTCTGCAATCTCATCCAAATCCTCGTCGGGGATATCTACATCAAACTCTCGAATGATGTCATCGCCGGTTGTGGATAGGTCGTACTTGCAAATCTTTCGGAAGGACGCAATTGCCCGTTTCATGTAACCGTCAATCAGACTGTTCCTTTCAAAATCACGCATATTGACAAAGTCATACTCTGTGATTTTCGATAAGAACGCATCCGTGAACACATCATATGGAACGCTCATTTATAATCACGCTCCTTACTTGTCGTGCTCGACCAGCTCAACACCGAGACATTTCTCCAAAGTAGCAATGGTCTTGTTTGAGTCGATGCCACCACTGGCAATCAACTGCTTCGCACGATATGCGATGGACTTTTTCTGACCGTCAGAAAGTTTGGAAACGGCACGCTCGATTTCAGCGACAGGCTTTTCAAAGAGCTTATCGAAATCGCTGATGGCGATTGCAAACTTGTAGTATTGGCTCATACCGATATAATCAACAATCCACGGCTCGTCGAACATGAACCAGTTGTTGATGAAATACTTCTTGTT